ACATCCTAAAAACGGTGCGCCTATGCCAATGCGCGGAGGTATCCGCCTTTAAAGTCGCTCGGCAAGCATGAACACCCGTTTAGAGGTATAAACATGCCCTGTCACTATCCACTCACTGCTTATAGGACTCCAGATGGCGGCCGCCTATCGTTCAAGGAACCTCGTAATTACACCGAGAGACTCTCCGTTCCTTGCGGGCAGTGTCGCTCTTGTCGTCTTACACGATCAGGGCAGTGGGCTATTAGATGCGTCCATGAAGCATCGCTCCACAAAGAAAATGCGTTTATAACGCTAACCTACAATGACGACAACGTTCCCCTTCACGGGTCTCTTCAAAAAAAACACTTCCAAGACTTCATGAAACGCTTCCGGAAAAAAACCGGAGCAAAAATTCGCTATTATTATTGCGGCGAATACGGCGAAAAACTCGGTCGTCCACATTACCATGCACTTATCTTTGGATACGATTTCCCTGATAAAAAAACTTGGCGTAAAAACGACAATGGTGATCAAATATGGCGATCGACTATTCTCGAAAGCCTTTGGACTTTCGGTAACTCTGAAATCGGCTCTGTTACCTTTGATTCGGCTGCTTATGTTGCCGGCTATATCCATAAAAAGGTTCTTGGAAAAAATGCCTCACAACACTACTGTGTTGGCCACGACCCGGAAACGGGTGAGCTTCACTATAAACTTCCTGAATACACCGATATGTCCCGCGACGGCGGCATCGGTAAAAATTGGCTCCTTAAATATACATCTGATGTTTACAACCACGACTACGTCGTTCACATGGGCAAAAAAATGCCCCCTCCTCGTTACTACGACAGTCAATATGAAATTATAAATGCAACACATCTCGAACAAATTAAACATGAACGCTTTCTACGCTCTCAAAAATTTCTTGACGACTTATCTCCTGAACGCTTACATACACGTGAGCAAGTAATGATTGCTCAATCTAAAATCTTCAAACGTAAACTTAAATAGGAGCCCTTTATGCAAATCTATCAGCTATTCTCTGTCTACGACTCAAAATCAGAAGTCTTCTGCCAACCTCTTTTTCATCGCGCTCGCGGCGAAGCTATTCGCGCGTTTTCTGACGCTGTAAACGAAAAAGGTCATAATTTTAACAAATATCCGGCAGACTTCACTCTCTTCTTCATTGGTACTTACAATGATTCTACAGGTATTATTTCACCTGAAAAAACTCCTGTCTCTATCGGAATTGCTCAAGAATTCCTCAATCCTCAACTTCAACTCGTTAACAACGCTTAACTCGGAAGGTCATACTTCCTAATTCAGGCCCCCTCGGTACTCCACCGAGGGGGAAAATCCTAACTATCCACACGGAGTGTCTATGCAAATACCATCACACAACCAACACAATTTCTCCCAAGTTCCTGCGGCTGAAATTCAACGATCGTCTTTCGATCGCTCTCATGGTTATAAAACCACTTTCGACTCTGGTTATCTTATCCCCGTCTTCTCTGACGAAGTCCTACCTGGCGATACATTCAATCTCAATATGACAGCCTTTGGACGTCTTTCTACTCCTCTTCATCCTTTTATGGATAACCTTAAAGTCGATTCCTTCTTCTTCTTTGTTCCCAATCGTCTGATTTGGAACAACTGGCAAAAATTCAATGGCGAACAAGCCAATCCCGGTGACTCTACATCTTTCCTTGTCCCAAAAATGGACAAAACTAAAGCGCCTCTTAATGCTGCCGGCTGGACTAACCAATCTCTTGCCGATTATCTTGGTCTACCTACTCTTATTCCCGTCATAGAACCTATCAGCCTCTATTTCCGCGCTTATAATCTTATCTACAATGAATGGTTCCGTGATCAGAACCTTCAATCATCTGTCACCGTTGATAAAGGAGATGGTCCTGATGACCCTGCGAACTACGTTCTTCTCCGCCGTGGCAAACGCCACGATTATTTCACTTCCGCTTTACCATGGCCTCAAAAAGGTCCTGCGGTTCCTTTGCCGCTTACTGGTAATGCTCCTGTTCTTGGCATTGGTATGTCTAATGCCACTTACACTGCTGGTGCTGCTCCTCGTTACGAATCGAATTCGACTACCCGTACTTATACTTGGGAAAAACAAATAAACCCCGGTGCAGCAAATACCACAGTCTGGGTTGAACAAAAAGCTACATCCGGCTATCCAAATATTTACGCCGATCTTGGCGCCGTAACTGCGGCGACCATCAATCAGCTTCGTCAGTCCTTCCAAATTCAGAGGTTATATGAAAGAGACGCCCGTGGTGGTACTCGGTATACTGAAATCATCCGTGCGCACTTCGGAGTTACATCCCCCGACGCTCGCCTTCAAAGACCTGAATACCTCGGAGGAGGTTCTTCGGACATTAATGTCAATCCTATTGCTCAAACCCAAGCTACGGGTGCGTCCGGCACTTCCACTCCCCAAGGAAATCTTGCCGCAATGGGCACTCTCTCTGTCAATGGACATGGCTTTACTAAATCGTTCACTGAACATGGTGTAATTATCGGCATGGTTGCCGTTCGTGCTGATCTTTCTTATCAGCAAGGTATGGACCGTCGTTTCTCTCGTTCTATCCGCTGGGATTACTATTGGCCCGCTCTTGCTCATATTGGTGAGCAAGCTGTCCTCAACAAAGAGATCTACACGTGGGGTTCAACTTCCCCCGGTACAGATGATCTCGTTTTTGGTTATCAGGAGCGTTATGCAGAATACAGATACAAACCGTCGCTCATCACCGGAAAATTCCGCTCAAACGATCCGGCGACTCTCGATTCGTGGCATCTCGCCCAAAAGTTTGTCGGAGCCCCTACCCTTTCTCCAACGTTTATCGTTGACAATCCTCCTGTTTCTCGTGTTGTCGCTGTTAATACGGAACCACAGTTTCTGTTTGACTCCTACTTTAGACTTATCACTGCTCGACCAATGCCAACATACTCCGTTCCCGGCCTCATAGATCATTTCTAGGAGGTTTTATGGGTCTCTTTTCAGGCATTGCAAAAATCTTTAAATCTGTCGCTATTCCTTTAGCGACAGGTTTTCTTGCTGGGCCAATGGCAGGTATCAATGCCTTTTCTACTGCTCAACAAAATGCGCAGGCTCAGAAGAACGTTGAAAACCAGATGGCTTTTCAACAATATAATTCCAATACTGCATATCAAAGGGCTATGCAGGACATGCAGGCAGCCGGGCTTAATCCTATGCTCGCCTACCAGCAGGGTGGCGCTAGCACTCCTTCGGGTGCTAGCGCACCTGTCGAAGACGTTATCGGCCCGGCTATCTCTTCTGCTATGCAATTAAAACGTACTTCTGCTGAAATCGAAAATATGGAAGCAACAAATTCTCAGATTGCTTCCAACACTGCACTTAATAAATCACTTCAGGTGAAAGCTGGTGCAGATGCCGCTAATGCTAATGCTAATACTATAAAAACTCTACAAGAGGTTGGTGGCGGTAAATCTCAAGCTGAATGGAATGAACGTCATCCCAACCTTATCGGTTGGAAAAATACATTATCCGCTCTTACTGGCGGTATGACTGGTCCTCTTGATGCTGCTCATTCTGCTAAAAATCTTGTTTCTAAACCTGCTGCTCCCAAAGCTACTCGCGGTATTTGGGGCAATAAACTTAAATAGGAGTTCAATATGAAATATGACGCAAAACTTCGTTCTGATGAATCCGCTCTCGTTTTTGATGAAAACGACCCTCTTTCACGATCGCTAACTCAGCAACATTTTGCTGAGGAGTGTGATATCGGCAACATTGTTGACCGTATCAATAAATCTGGCGTTATGCCTCCAGATATGGGAAGTCCACGATATGGTGACTTCTCCAATATTCCTGATTATCAATCATCTCTTAATGCGGTCAATGCCGCTAATGCTGCTTTCGCAGCTCTTCCTGCTGAAATACGTGATCGCTTTAAAAACGATCCAACTCTTCTTCTTGAATTTATTCATGATGATAAAAACTACGACGAAGCCGTTAAACTCGGTCTTATCGATAAAAAGCCTCTGGAACCCTCCCCAGAGCCCATCGATAGCGTCGGGGAGGGTTCCAACCCTCCACCCGCTCCTGCGTCTAAAAAGGGCAATAAAGCCCAATTGTCGTCTATGGACAATCCATTGGAGACATGATAGTCTCCCAGAACAGTTACTTTACTTGTTGTAACTGTTCGGACTGACACCAACCCCTAAAAAAAAGAGATCACTATGAAACGTCAAAAAATGAATCGGTCACATTCAAAAGGCCTGTTCAAACACACGGCCCAAAACGTACAGC